AGACGTGCATTAAAGCAGAAGCCTAGTCCAGATGGTAAACGTAAATCTAGATGGGCAGTCATTAGAAACACAAACCCCCAGTTAAAAACAACAACTATTAAAACATGGTTAGATTGGTTTCCAGAAAACTCTTTTGGAAATTTTTTGTACTCAGTTCCTTTTACCCATAACATTCATGTAGGTGATGTAGAGCTAGAAGTTATCTTCTTAGCACTAGATAGACCAGAAGATGTGAAGAAACTATTGTCTTTAGAATTAACTGGTGTATGGATTAATGAAGCAAGAGAGATTCCCAAGTCTATTGTAGATGCATGTACTATGCGTGTAGGTAGATTCCCTTCTATGAAAGATGGTGGACCTTCATGGTATGGTGTTATAGCAGATACTAATGCACCTGATGAAGATCATTGGTGGTCCATTATGTCTGGTGAAGTGCCTGTACCAGATCATATGAATCAAGAAGAATCATTAATGTTAGTTAAACCAGATAACTGGCAGTTCTTTGTACAACCCCCAGGCATGATAGAAAAAAAAGAAGATGATAAAATTAAAAGTTACGAGCTTAATAGTTCAGCAGAAAATATCCAAAATGTTACACCTAATTACTATCCAAATATCATTAGAGGAAAAAGTAAGTCTTGGATTGATGTTTACGTTTTAAATAGATTAGGAACTATAGAAGATGGTAAACTTGTTTATGGTTCATTTAGAGAAGATGTACACATAGCAGATGATGAAATAGATTTTGCACCTACTACAGTTTACATTGGATTAGACTTTGGTCTTACACCTTCTGCTGTATTTGGTCAGAAGCTACCTGATGGTAGATGGTTAATACTTCATGAACTAGTTTGTTTTGATATTGGTACAGTTAAGTTTGGTGAATTACTAAAACATGAGATAATTAAACACTGTGCAGATAAAGATTTAAAAATATTTGGAGATCCAGCTGGTGATTTTAGAGCGCAGACAGATGAAACAACTCCCTTTCAGATACTCAGACAACAAGGCATCCAGGCATTTCCTGCACCATCTAATGATGTAGGTCTTAGAATAGAATCTGTAGAAGCTGCATTGAATAGAATGGTAGATGGTAAAGCAGGATTTTTATTAAATAAAACTTGTAAGTCACTACGTAAAGGATTCTTAGGAGGATATCACTACAGAAGAATACAAACATCTGGAGAAAGATATGAAGATAAACCTAATAAGAATAAATTTTCACACGTACATGATGCATTACAATATTTAATGCTAGGTGCAGGAGAAGGTAGATCATTAACAGTAGGTCCAGCAAAACAACAAGTATCTAATGCTTATAAGAACTGGAATATATTTGATCGTAGCTCAATGAACAGGAGGAAAAAGTGGGATATTTTCCGAAGGAATGGTTAATATATTTTTATGATCCACCTAAAGAGGAGTGGTATCATATGTTTAGAAGAAACAATATGGCTCATTGTGGTATGTTAGGATTTGATCCTAAGCAAAAGAAATGGATAGCTATAGAGCATATTCATAAAAGATTAGATATTAATATTATAGATGGTGAAGATGTAGCTAAAGTCTTTGATTATGTTAAAGATCACAATGGTAAGTTCATAAAAGCTAAATTATTCAGGCAGAAGTTTAGATTATTCCAAGCAGCATGGCTTAGAGAACACTCTTGTGTTACTATAGTAATGAGAATATTAGGAATAAATAAGTTGATTATTACCCCTTATCAGTTATATAAATATTTAAAGAAACAAGGTTGCGAACAATGGGATTTTTAAAACCAAAAAAATATGTAAAACCAGCTAGTGAAATAGCATTTGAAAAACAAATGGAAGAAGAACGTAAAGCTGCTGAAAAAGAAAAAGAAGAATTAGCTAAGGCTGCAGAACAAAGAAAAAAAAGATTTGCTGCTGGTAAAATAGGAAGTAGATCTTTATTTGCTAGAGCTGGTGGTAGAGGTTTTTATCAAGAAGGTAAAGAAGTATAATGGGATCTAGCACATCTACATCTAAAAGTAGTAGTAGAAGTCAAGCTATAGGTCCAGGTCAATCATTAGCTATGTCTGGAACAACTGGATTAGCAGGTGCTACTCAAAAAGAAGCAGAAACAATTAAAAGAACAACAGGTAAATCATTCAAAGCTATAAGTCAAAACATTGGAGAGATAGGTTCTAAATATCGTAGACCAGCTGATGTAGAAAAATATGCAAAAAATTTACAAGTTATGGAAGCAGGAGATGTATTAGGTGCTAAAAAATTTGTAGGTGCTGATGGAGTAGAAAGAGTTAGTTTTGTTGGAACAGGAATGAAAGATGAACAAGGCAGAACTATACTTTCAAAGACAACACCACAGCTTAATGCAACAGCTCCAACACTTAAACAGTTAGGTGGAGATATGGCTAGAGGATTAATGGGTTATAACAGTATTAAATACATAGATGATAAACCAACTATGGTTAAGACAGAAGGAGTAATACCTTCTTTAGTTAGTGCAGCTATTACTGGAAATTTAAGTCCTATAGGTTTAGTTATGAAAGGTGTATCAAAAGCAGGATTCTTTTCTTATGGAGATGGAAAAGATGCTGGTACTAATCAACCAACAAAAGCAAAAGAAATGAATACAACAAATGATATAGCAGATAATGATAGAAAAATGAGATTAGAAAAAAGATTAGCTCTATCTAAAGCTGGTGGATCATCAGATAAAACAAGACCATTCCTTACTGTTAAAGGCAGAGGGTTTGGTGGAACAATGAATTAATGTACAGTTATAATTATAGATCTGCTCCTAATACTGGAGTTATGAATCCCAAAACATTTCTTAAAAAGTTTAGTCATGCAGAACAATTAAAAACAAATTGGATTCCAAAGTTTGAAGAAGCATATGAATATACTATGCCAGGCAGAGAAGCATTTTATGATGAAGCACCTGGAGAAAAAAGAACAGATAGAATATTTGATGAAACAGCTGTAGTAGGAATACAAGAGTTTGCTTCTAGACTACAAGCAGGTATCACACCTACATTTGGTAGATGGATTAATTTAAAAGCAGGTATGGAAATACCAAAACAGTTAGCTCCACAAGTAGATGAACAATTAGATTCTATTACAGATTATATATTTGAAGTATTACATGCATCTAACTTTAATCAAGAAGTGCATGAATCATTTATGGATTTAGCTATTGGTACTGGTGTGATGTTAGTTAATGAAGGTCCATCAACTAATCCTATAGTATTTAATTCTATTCCATTACCACACGTATATTTAAATGCAGGAGCAGATAATAAGATAGACTGTGTATATAGAAAGCGTCAAATAAGATTAGGAGATATTAAAATATTATATCCTGATGCCAACTTAGAATCATTAGAAGATAAAGTAAATAATGAACCAGATGCTAAATGTACTGTAATTGAAGGTACAATGAGAAACTATAAAGATCCAAACAAAGAAGTTTATGATTATGTTGTTTGTGTAAAAGATCATGAACAAATAATATTTGAAGATCAGTTTGAAGGACAAGGTTCTAATCCCTTTATTACATTTAGATGGAACAAAGCTAGTGGTGAAGTATATGGTCGTGGTCCAGTATTTAATGCTATGTCAGCAATCAAAACTACTAACTTAACTATTGAATTAATTTTAGAAAATGCACAGATGAACATATCTGGTATTTATCAAATAGAAGATGATGGAGTAATTAATCCAGACAATATTCAGTTAGTGCCTGGCACAATTATCCCAGTAGCTCCAGGATCTAGAGGATTACAACCTATCAATGGTGCAGGAAGATTTGATGTTGCTCAATTAGTATTAGACGATATGAGAAGTAATATTAGAAAAGCATTGTATATGGAAACATTAGGTCCAACTAAAGGTACACCTATGTCAGCTACAGAAGTAGCAGAAAGAATGGCAGATCTATCAAGACAGATTGGATCTTCTTTTGGCAGACTACAGTCAGAGTTTATCATGCCATTAATTAGACGTGTTATCTACATTTTAAAGAAGCAAGGTAGAATAGAATTACCTTCATTAAACAATAAAGAGATTAAAATTATACCAGAATCACCATTATCAAGAGCACAAAACGAACAAGATATTGCAGATGTTAATAGATTTAATGCAACATTAGGTCAAACATTTGGACCACAAGTATTAAATCTTATTGTAAAACAAGAAGAAGTAGCTAGATATTTAGCAGAAAAGATGAATCTTCCAGAAAAAATTATTAGAGATGCAGCTGAACAGCAACAAGTAATGCAACAGATGCAACAAGTAATGCAACAACAACAAGGAGGAATGAATGAGTTGGGAGCAGCTCCAGAGCAAACCTAAAGGAAGCCATCTATCTATTGATGGATTTTATCGTACAGAACAAAAAGAACGTGAACTTAATACGGATATGGCTACATTATTTAATAGTGAAATTGGTAAAAAGGTTTTAGACTATTTAAGGTCTATAACAGTAGATGCTGTTGCTGGTAAAGATGTAAGCAACGAGCATTTAAGACATCTTGAAGGAATGAGATATTTATATTTTATAGTCAAGAGAAGAATTGAATCTGATAAGGAGGTCTAATGTCAGAAGAACAAGTACAAGAAACACAAGAAACAACACAAGAGGTATCTCAAGAAAGCACTAGTGAAGTGCAGATACCTGAGTATATTCCAGAAAAATTTTGGGATACTGATAGAAATGAAATTAAAGTTGAAGAACTGGGTGCATCATACAAAGCATTGGAACAAAAGTTTGGGATGCGAACTGAAGATCTTACGAAACAAGTACGTGAAGATATGGAAGCAGAAAGAAAGTCTAGCGTTCCTGAATCATATGAAGTAAAGCTACCAGAAATACCACAAGATGTTGAAGTTACAGTTGATCCAGAACAAGAACTTGTTAAATCTTGGGAACAAATTTGTAGAAATAATGGGTTATCACAGGAAGTATTCAACCAGGGAGTGGAGGCTTTTGTTAATAATGAGATTGCAGGTTTGCCGAATCTTCAAGAAGAAATGGGCAAGTTGGGAGATAATGCAAAAGAACGTATTGAAGCTGCTGATCTTTGGAGCAAGAAGTATTTATCTACTGATTCCTATAATGCTATTGCCAATATGGCTGCTACTGCTGAAGGCGTTAAAGCTCTAGAAGAAATAATGGGTTTATCTAAAAATAAACCATTACCTAATAATAATACTGTAGTAGATGTAGAACTAGATGAAAGAGATCTACAGTCTATGATGCAAGATCCTCGCTATTGGAAAGAAGGATCAAAAGATCAAGCATACATTAGGAAAGTAACAGACCTATATCAGAAGAAATATGGTTAAGTTTCCATATAAAAAATATAAAATAATATGGGAAGATCCTACTGGAGATAGTGCCTGGCTCTCTGATAGAGATATGGAAAAGCTATCTCCAGCATTAATTACTACAGAAGCATACATTTATTCAAGAAATAAGAAGTACATTAAGACATTTGCTAGTTATATAAGGGAAGATGATGGCTCATATACCTTTGCTGATGTCAATGTTTTTCCTGCATCTTGTCTTGTAAAGCTGACAAAAATATAATATATCTGAATTAACAAGCCGATTTAAACTGGACTTTGCCCAGTCATGGATAACTTAGTGAAAGTTTATGACGACAACTTGGAAATAAACAAACAAATGAAAAGGAAAACACAATGACAGCAACGATAGATCAAGCATTTGTGAAACAGTTTGAAGCTGAAGTTCACATGGCTTATCAACGCATGGGTTCAAAATTGAAGCCTATGGTACGTAATGTTAATGGTGTAAAAGGTAATACTGTTCAGTTCCAAAAAGTAGCGAAAGGTTCTGCTTCAACTAAAGCAAGACACGCTGAGGTTGTCGCTATGAACTCAGTACACTCAAATGTAACTGCAACAATATCAGATTTTTATGCCGCTGATTACGTAGACAAACTAGACGAACTCAAAATAAACATTGATGAAAGAAATGTTGTAGCACAAAATGCTGCATATGCTCTTGGTCGTAAGACTGATGAGATCATCACTGATACTTTTGATGCAAGTGCAACAACACTAGCAAATAACTCTGCTGGTTCTACTACTGGTATGAACTTAGACAAAGCTCAAAACGTTTTTGAAATCTTTGGAAACAATGATGTTCCAGATGATGGAGGAAGATATTGGGTAGTCGGTCCAAAACAGTGGTCAGACCTTTTAGATATAGATCAGTTCTCAAGAGCTGAATATATCGGTGAAGCAGATCTACCATACAAAGGTGGAATGACAGCCAAAAGATGGTTGTCTTTCATGTGGTGTGGCTTTAGTGGTCTACCAACATCTGGTTCAACAGATAGACACACTATGGCTTTTCATAAATCATCTCTAGGAATGGGTGTAGGTTCAGACGTAAGAACTGAAGTAAACTATATTCCTGAGAAAGTAGCACACCTTACAACTTCATACATGTCAATGGGAGCAGTCCTAATTGATGGTGATGGTGTAAGAATACAGAAATGTGCAGAGTAGGAGTAAATAATGGCATACGCAACTTCAAATCCAATTAAGAAGATCTCTCAAATGGGAGATAGCAATTCCTTATGGTACTACTCTGATGGAGATGCTATAGGAACTATTGATGATGCAGATTACTTTTTAGCAGCGACAGGTGACCTGAACGCTGGTGATGTAATCATTGTAAACAGTGGTGGATCAAATGGTGTTGTAGATATTGTAATTGTATCAGCAGCAACAGCCTCTACAGTAACAGTCGCATTATTAGCATAATGATATTGGGGGGATTTATTCCCCCCTTTAAATATGGCAGATACTAAAGTAGACATTTGTGCAAGAGCATTAACTATGATTGGTGCTCAACCAATTTCATCTTTTGATGATGGTTCAACAGAAGCATTAGTAGCTTCTAATCTTTATGAGAATCTTACACAGTCTATGTTATGTAGACACAGATGGAGATTTGCAACAGAACAACAACAACTATCTTTATTAACTGCTGCACCTACAGGTAGATATGAATATGCTTATCAACTACCTACCTCACCAGATTTATTACAACTAAATACAATTACTGTAGCTGATGTACCTATACAATATAATAGATACGGAGATAAGATATTTGTAAATGGATATGATTCACAGTCAGCATTGATAGCTGATTATATTTTTAGACAAGATGAATCAGAGTTTCCTGCATATTTTAAAGACGCATTAGAATTAAAACTTGCATCTAGATTTGCTGGTTCAGTAGCTAGAGATGCAGGTATGATTAAACAGTTTGGTGATGAAGCAGAAAGACAAATACTTATTGCTAAGAATACAGACAGTCAAGAAGTCACTACACAAAAACTAAGTACAAAGAGATTTATAACAAACAGATTAACTACTAGGGGGTACTAATGGCTAGTACCTTAAGAACAGTCTACACTAACTTTGCAAGTGGAGAACTTAATCCATTACTCGTTACAAGAACAGATGCTAATGCTTACTTTAGTGGAGCTAAGACATTACGTAATTGGTACTTGCTAGATGAAGGTGGTATTATGCGTAGACCTGGAACTACATATAAAGCAACATTACCAGGAGCATCAAGAGTTATTCCATTTATATTTTCTAATGATGAACTAGCAGTATTTGTTTTGTCTAATGGAAGATTAGATGTTTATGATTCAAATGGTGGAGCTGTTCAAACTAATATTACAACAAATGTTAATTGGACTACAGCACAGTTATTTGAAATAAACTTTGCACAGTTTGGTGATACTGTGTTTATGACACATAGAGAAAATCCTATGTTAGAAGTTAAAAGAACAAGTGCTACAACGTTTACAGTTTCAAAGTTTGAATTTGAATTAGATGAAGATGTAGTGGTATCAGGTTCATATAAAACTCATGGTCCATTTTATAAATATGCTAATGCTAGTGTAACTATTACTTTATCTACTAGTGCTACAGGTACAGGAAGAACTATAACAGCTTCTTCTCCTATATGGACAGCAGAGTATGTAAATCATTATATTAAAGTAGATGGATCTCAAATTAAAATTACAGGATATACTTCTTCTACTGTAGTTACAGGAACAATTATTGAAACAGTATCTGGGGGTACTGGACCTCATGCAAATTGGGAAGAAGAATTAATATCTGCACCAAGAGGATATCCTCAAGCAGTTACGTTTCATGATAATAGACTTTACTTTGCTGGAGTAAGAGATGCTCCTGCTGCTGTAATAGCTTCAAGAGTAGGTGAGTATTTTAACTTTGATGTAGGTACTGGACTTGCAGATCAAGCTATTAATGTATTTGTATCTGGTGATAGAGTAAACGAAATTAGACATTTAGTATCTTCAAGAAATTTACAAGTATTAACAGATGGTGGTGAATATTTTGTACCTACATCTACAGATACTTCTGCTGTTACACCAGCTAACATTACATTTCTTAGACAAACACCTTATGGATGCAGTAGAGCTAAGCCTATTATCTTTGATGGTGCAACATTGTATGCACAAAAGAATGGTAAAGCTATTCGTGAATATTTATTTAGTGATGTAGAAAATGCGTATGCATCTACATCTATTTCTATTTTAGCATCACACTTAGTGAAAGCTCCAGTAGATATGGCTATGATAACTGGTACAACAACTAGACCAGAACAGTTTGCTTTCTTTACAAACAATGATGGAACACTTGCTTTGTTTCATAGTGTACGTGCAGAAAAGATAGCTGGTTGGACACAATGGAGTACAAAGAGTGGTGATGAGTTTACTAGTATTACAGCTATTAATGAAAATTTATTTTGTGTTGTTAAAAGAGAATTAGAAGGTGGAACTGTATATACATTAGAAAAGTTTGCTGAACAGGATGATCTTACATTAGATTGTTCAGGAACAACTACAGTTAATCAACAAGGCAGTCCATTAGTAAATGGTGCTAGTCAAACAGGTACTAGTATAAATGTAGATGGGTATACGACTGCACCTAATATAGGTGATATTATTACTATAGCTGGAATTACTGGTAGTTATGAAATACAAACAGTTACAGCTACAGCTAGTGGTCACACCATAGTTTTAGACCAGGCACTAGCTTCTTCACCAGCTGACAATGCTGTAATAACTATTACTTCAGGGCGTGTTCATAATAGTCCTGCTCATTTAACGCAAGAAACTGTTAATGCTGTTGATGGTACATTTTCATTAGGATCATTTGTTACATCAGCAAGTGATACAATAACCTTTGATGTAGCTCATAATGCTGGGGTAGTAGTAGGATTTAACTATGAACCTAGTCTTGAAACTATGCCAATAGATAGAGAAGTAGCTAATGGTCCATTGACAGGACAGATAAAAAGAATATCTAGAGCAGTTATAGATTTATCAGATTCATTAAATGTAGCTTTACAAGCAGCAGATAGTACTGCTAAAAGTTTAGTTATAAGAGATGTAAACTTTGATGTAGCAGCTCCAGTAGCTAAAGTAACAGGAAAAAAAGAGTTTTTCTTTTTAGGCTATGATAGAGAGCCTACATTAAAAATAACACAAACAGCACCCTTGCCTTTAAAAGTTTTGGGTGTAGCATTAGAGGTAGTATTTTAAAATGGGAGCAGATCCAGCAACATTATTTCTTATTAGTGCAGGTATATCTGCTGCTGGTTCAGCAGTACAGATACAGCAAACAAATCTTCAAACTAAAGAAATGGCTAGAAGATACGAGCAAGAAAAGAAAGTATCATACTTAGAAGGATTACAAGCAGAAAATGCAAGAATGAGAGATATGAATACTATTCTTAGTAATAACAGAGCTGTAAGAGGTGCATCAGGAGTAGGTGATAGTCCTAGCTTTGATGCTATTCAACAAGATATTGTTAATATAACTAATAAAGATTTATCTTCTATTAGATTAAATGCACTTAAAATAAATAGTAGTTATGATAGAGCTATCTTTAATACTAAACAACAAGCCTTTTATTCTAACATGGGTTCTATTATAAATGCAGGAACAAGCATAGTTAATGGATGGAATTACTATAACTATTATAAACAACCTACTAGTGGTGTAAAAAAAGGAACAGGTGCTTCTGGACCACCAGGAAGGAATTACCCAGTAAATGGTTAGAGAGATTAAAAGAACAAGAAGAACTGAACTTGTTTCACCTTCTGGTACTGCATCTAGAATGGGAGTTGTTGATGTATATTCACCTAATATAAGCAAGATGTTTGGTGCAGTTTCAGATACCATAAACACATTAGCTGAAAATCAAGTAAAGATATTAGATGCAAAATGGCAAAATAATTTTGAAACAGAAACTACAAAGTATTTAAATGATAAAGTTAATAGGATATTAAAGTCAGGAGAAAAACCTGATCTACAAAAGTTTCAAGAAGAAAGTGATGGATATATTAATGGTGTACTAACAGGCGTACCAGAAAGATTAAGTATTAATGCTGAGTCATATTATAATCAAAAGAACTTAAATTCATTTGAAACATTAAGAAAACAAGCAAACATAATTGAATATACAGAACTTAATGATAGCTATCAAAATAACTTAGAAAGCACACTTGCTGATGTAGATACTTTTTTAGAAAATAATTCTATAACAACACAAGGTCCACAAGAAAGTATAGATGCAATAGATCAATTTTTTGCAACAGAAGTTACTAATTTTTTAGGTAGTCATAATGAAAAGTATGAAGCATTGATTGTTGCTAGTAATTTTAAATTAAATAAATCTACACAAAAACAAGCAGAAGAAGCATTGATGGTATCTTTAGAACAGAAAAGAGTTAATGCTATAGTTAAAAGTTTTTATCAAAACATTGATGTAGCTAATGCTGAGCAAGTAGCAGAGGCAGATGCACAAGCACAATTATTTTTAAGGAACTATGCTCTTAATGAAGGTGAAGTAAGAGGTGTTAATTATGAAATATTTGAAGATGAAACAGGAAGAAAGATAGGTCAAGATCTTATAGATGATGTAGTTAAAGATGGATTAAGTACATACAATACAACAAAGTCTTTAAATGATTTTGGTTTAAAAGAAGTAACTAGAAAGAAAATGACAGAAGATACTATTGAAATAAATAAAATAGATAAACAAATTTCAAATATAACAAGTCCAGTTTCAAATCAAATAAACTTGTTTACAGATTTAATAAATGGAGAAGAAGTTCCAGTAGGTCCAGAAGTAATTAGAGAATTTTTAGAAAGTAAAAATATTAAAGCTAACGTAACTGATGTTACAAATTTGTATAATAAAAACTTAGCAGCATTTAATATAAGAAATAATATAAATTTAGCGAATGAAGATTTTAGTTTAACAGAAGTATTAGCTTCACAAGAGAATCAAGGATATCTAGGTACATTAGGACTTACTACAGAAGATGTAGTAAAAAGCACACTAACAAATATATCTACTTACTATGGTATAGAAGATACATTAGAAGGATATTTAAGTTTAGGTCAAGGAGATGAAGGTGTAGCTAATGTATTGTATTCATTTATGAGAGATAACCAAACACTTAGCTTTGGAGCAGAACAATTATTTGCACAAGTAGGTACAACTAGAATGATAGATCTACTAGATAAAGGAGATCAAGAGAGTATTGATAAATGGTTTGATGAAGTGTTACCACAGTGGGCATCATTAAGTAACAATGGTGGAATTAAATTTAATAATATTAGTAAAGAAACTAATGAGATGTTTACATTTTTTGATGGTTTAAAACAATATTATCAACCTATGGACATAGCTGATAAATGGAAAACAGTAATAGAAAACAGAGCTAAAACTGATGCAGCTGAACTAATACCAGAAAGTAGTTCATTTAAATCTTGGTTTAAAGAATTTGAAAGTAATGAAAATAGAAGTGTAACAACAGATTATATTGAAGCGTTTAGAGATGAACGTAATAAAAATAAAATATGGAATGAAAGTTTTTATGGTTTTGATAGTGAACCTTTAATGACCATGATTGAAACAGAACAAATGATTCAAGAAAAGTTTAATCCAGATTACATTACACAATTAGATACTAAAATTGAGATGGAAGCATTAAGACTTACTAAGATAGATACACAAGGAATAGACGATACAAATATTATAGAAAATGTATTTAATCAAAATGTATTTAAAGTAATGGAAAATTTAATCAAAGAAGAAGATTATGGTGTTACTTTATTTGCACCTAATAGTGGAGATCAATTTGCATTTCATAAAGATGCTATGGAAAAGGTCCATGGTTTATCTAATGATGATGCATTGAATTATGTATCTGCATTTGTAAATACATACATGAAACAAAACTACGATATAGATCCTGATTTAAGAAACGCATTTAAAGATTTTAATGATGTTGAAAGAAAACCAACATTTGAAGAAATATATAAAATGGCAGAAAGTGGTGTGTTTGAATTAGAAAGAATAGAAGGAACTAAAGATTATAAAGTTAAAATGAATTTAGATTATGCACGTAATTTTGATATTTCACCTTATCCATTTGCAGACGATACGATTGAAATAAAAGTAGATGGTAAAGACTTTAATCCAAATATGTATTACAGAAAATTTGATACATTTTTAGAATCTGAAACAAACAAGTATCTAGATGATAATGGAATAGATGGTATAGCTAGAGGATTAATTAAAAAATTTGTAATGAGTATTAGACAGATGGATGCTCCATTTGATTCAACAGAATTTAGATCAATAGATCAGAGATTCCAAGATGACATCATAGAATTTTATGAAAGAGTATCTAATGATGAAGCATTTAGTTATGCAAATAATATAACAAATAATTTTTTAATTGGAGGTGATGAAAAACCAGAAGATTTTTTAACAAGAACAGCAGGTAAAATACATAACTCAATATATGAAGGTGATAGCTCAAGTAGAGTTACTGATTCTTATGAAGATAATACAAAGATTATATTAGATACTTTTGCAGAAAGATTTAAAACAAGACCTGGTCAAGTAGCATACTTATTAGATATTTACACTGTTTATCAACCAGACATAAATAGCCTTAAAGAAGCTATAACTAGTAAAAATAATGAAGATAAACTATTAGCTCTATTCCCAACAATGGGAGATTATCAAAAGAGAACATTGTTGTATTTATTTGGAGATCAATATAGTGAAACCAATTAGATTTGGTAGAAATATAACACCAAGATATACACCCTCAGTAGATGCTAAACCAGAACCTACTACAGATGAAATTCTAGGAACTTTAAAGAGAGGTTTTTTAGATAGATCAGTTGTTGGTGCTATTAATAATATTCAAAAAGAAATATTTGAATATCAAGATATGGATGAAGAAGGATATAATCCATATACAGATCCACAAGTACCACCTCACTTAAGATTTTTAGTACCAAAGATATTACATACAAGTGGTAGTGCAGAAGAAACTGCTATCAAACTAGCAGAGTATGAACAATATCAAGAAGATTTAAACAATCCATTATTCAATGCAACTAGTCTAATGTCAGAAATATTTTTAGATCCTGTTGGTGTAATGACTATGACTCCAGGACTTAGTGCAGTATTTAAAGGACCAAAAGCAATATCAAGAATTACCAAAGGTATAGCTGGTGAAGAAATAATTAAACAAATAGGTGATGAAGATAGATCCTTACAAGATGCAGCTGTAATTATTGGTGGTGCATATGTAATTAACAGGATAGGAAAAAAGTTTCAAAAGTATGACAAGTTTGATTCAAGACGTAGTGGTAGCACAAAACAAAAGTTAAAGGAATGGGATGAAACTACTAAAACAGAAACAGGTGTTAGTACCAATCCATATAGAAGAAAGAACAAAATAGTAGAATCACCTATAAAGATTTTTAAAAAAAAAGTAAAGTTTGATGTAAAAGTAAAAACAATATCAAAAATACTTTCTGAAGAATATAATGGACTTAAAGTAAAAATTACTACAATGCCAATACTAGATTGGGTAGCAAAAGGAAATATAAAGGATTTTAAAAACTTTGGTATTTTTTACGACAGAGCAAGTAATACAATAAGGATTAATATTAATCAATTAAAGAAAGGATTTGCTGAAGGTAAAAAAAAATATGGTTTGAAAACAGAAGAAGAATGGATTGAATTTCAAATTAGAAAAATAATAGAAGCTAAAAGAATAAAGAAAGTTGATGAGCCATTAGTTAATAAATTCATATTAGAATCTATGAAAGAAAGAAAAAATTTTAAAGGAAAAGATTCTGTTGTTCTTACTGATGTAGAAAAAAAAGTACAGATTGAAAAGAACAATATTAAATTTAGAAATAGTTTAGATGAGTCAGTTAAAAGCGAAGATATTACTCCAGTCAAAACTGGATTAGGATTAGAAGGATTAGGTTTATCAGCACTTGATAAAATATTTAATGGTCCATCAAGAAAAGCAAAAGAATTTTTATTAAACTTAAGTAAGTCTGATATATACATGAATTACGAAAAGTACGCAGCATCACCAGATAGTGTAGAAATTATTATGAATACTTTATATAGACCTCATTTAGTATCTGTTATAGAAAATTTAGAAAATGCTTACATTAGATATGTTAAAGAAGTTTCTGGAAAAGATATTAAATATTTTAAAAAAGCTAGGTTAATGTTTAGTAGAAGTAAACCATTACCAAATGGTGAAACTATTTTATCATATAATGATTTTCAAACAGCAGTATATAAAGCTGTAAGAAGTGATGGTAAAACATTAACTGGTAATACAGCTACAAGAAAATATATTAGTGAAGCAGCTGAAAGTACTAAATCTTATTTTAAATTTTATGAACAAGAAATTATTGATACTAAATTATTTTTAGTAGAGTTATTAAAAAAAGAAGAATGGCTTACAAGTTCTATTCAAAGAATGAAAGCAGCTAATTTTAAAAAAACAAATAAACCTAAAATTGTAGATCCAAAAACTAAAAAAGAATGGACTTTAAGAGAATTAGAAAATGCATTAGACCAAACCTTAAAAAATATAAAAGATACAGATAAGCTATTAGATGGATATATACCTCAGTTATATAAAAGAACTAATATAGAAAATAACTTTGATACATTTAAAAGTATTTTAATGAGAAGGGTGTTAAGAGATATGGACCCAAAACAAGCAGAAGAAATATTAGATAGTTTTAAACAATATAATCCATTTAAAAAACCATTTGAAAACTTAGATGAAGCAAATGCTGTATATAAACAAAAAGTAAGTCCTACAAGTAAATTTTTAAAACAAAGATTTTTAAAAATAGATGATGCTACATTAGATGAATTAATAGCATTAGATTTTATTGAAACAAATATAGAAACATTATCATCATTTTATTATAGATCTATAACTCCTGATATAGTTATGACAAAGAAATATGGAGATCCTGGAGGCTATGGTTGGTTTGGTGATATAAAAGAAATGGGATATGCACCTGGATTAAATCAAGTAGCAAATGAACTTGCTGATTTATTAAAAGCTAAAAAAATTACACTTGTAGAAAGAAATCAAATATTAAAAAGATTAGAAAATTTAAGAGATTTAAGAAAAGGAATATTTGGACTAAGCGATAATCCTCACGGATTTTGGTCTACTTCTATTAGAAACTTTAAATTATTTAATACACTTACACAACTAACAGGTGCATCAACACTATCAGATATAGGTAGGCTAGTAACTATTGGAGGACTACAGCAAAACTTTGGTAGAATATTTAATACATTTAGTAATGGATTATATAAAAGTTATATTGCAGGTAAAAGTGTAGGTAAAAAAATTGGTCAATTAAATGACCTTACATTACAATTTTCAAGAGCGCAGATATTGTCTGGTAATGATGTTATTCAATCTAGCTTTGTAGGTTTTGAAAAACAATTACAAAAGCTTGGAGCTTTAAATTTTCAATATGGTAACTTACAAAATGCAGCTACTACAATAACCAAAACATATGCAACATTATGGGGTGGTGATGACATACTTATTAAAATATCTAATGTTGTATCTGGTAAGGCTAAAGATGTAGATATAATGTTTTTAAATCAAAAAGGTATTAGTAAAGAAGATGCTTTTAAAATATGGGATAATTATACCAAAAAAGGATATGGTCCAGGAGCAAACAAATGGGATTTTGATGATGTTAGTGTTGCTAATTCTGATTTGTGGGATGATTCTACAACAGCATTTAAATTTAATAGAGCGTTAAATGATTATGTTGATGAGATTATTATTACGCCTGGAGATGGTTCTTCACCATTAATAGCTAATGCAGAGATCGGATCTTTGTTTTTTCAATATAAAAAATTTAGTTTAGATATGACAAGAAAGCTTTTGATTAAAGGATTACAAAGAAAAGATCAAAAACTTATAGGAGATATAGCTGCATTAACAGCATTTGGTATGATTGTAGATAGAAGTAGAACTGAAGATTATGGTAAAGATTATGGTAAAAAATCATTGACACTAAGATTAATTGATGGTGCTGAAAGAGGTGGTGTATTTGGTATATTTGGAGATATTAATAGAATATTAGAATCTCTTACAGATAATCAATTAGGACTTAAACCTTTATTAGGAGAGGGTAGACCTTATGGTACTTCATTAACAAGTAAAGCAGGGAGTATTACACCAGCAGCTAGTACTATAGGTACTACTGCACAAATACTATACGATTGGGGTAGAGGTAGACATACTCATCATACAGCTAGACGTATAAGAAAACTTGTACCATTAAACAATATATGGTATTTGGATAGTGTATTTGATAAAATAGAAAAAGGCTTGAGATTTTAAATGGCATTACAGATAAGTGATATTACACCTAGAATACAATATACAGCTACGTCTGGACAGACTACATTTGCTGTACCATTTGAGTTCTTTGATGTATCTGACTTAAAAGTTTACAACGGTACGACACTCCTTACATATAACAACTCACCTTCATCTGCATCACAATACAGTGTTATTGGTGCAGGTGTTACAGGTGGGGGATCTATTACATTAGGAGGATCAGGTGCTACCCTAAATGATAAAATTACTATAGTTAGAGATCTAGCTATTGAAAGAACATCAGACTTTCCTGTATCTGGTAACTTTCCTATACAAACACTTAATACAGAATTAGATAAAAATGTTGCCATGTTGCAACAATTAGAAGAACAGTTTGCTAGAACACTACAATATCCTGTTACTACAACTACAGGATTTAATGTAGACCTACCAGATCTAGTAGCTAATAGAGTATTATCTGTTAATTCAGACGCAACTGCTTTACTAGCTAATCAAGAACTAGGTACGTTCCAGGGTAATTGGGCAGCTTCTACTTCTTATAAGATAAGAGATTTAGTTAAAGATACATCTACAGGTAATATATTTTTTGTTAATTCTGCACATACATCATCAGGTAGCCAACCTTTAACTACCAATGCTAACAGTGCGAAATATGATTTAATAGTAGATGCTGCATCAGCTACTACGTCAGCTACAAATGCTGCTAGTTCAGCAACAGCAGCTTCTACTTCTGCAACAGCAGCTAGTACATCAGCAACTAGTGCTAGTACATCAGCCACAACAGCCACAACTAAAGCTAGTGAGGCAGCAACTTCAGCAACAAATGCAGCCAGTTCTGCAACAAGTGCTAGTGGTTCTGCATCAACTGCAACGACTAAGGCTAGTGAGGCTAGTACAAGTGCTACTAATGCTGCATCATCTGCAACATCTGCTACTAGCTCTGCATCTACAGCTACAACTAAAGCAAGTGAAGCATCTACGTCTGCAACAAACGCTGCATCTTCAGCAACTACTGCATCTGGTCATGCTACAACTGCTACAACAAAAGCAACTGAAGCTGCTACATCAGCTACTACAGCAACAACTCAAGCAACTACAGCTACTACGAAAGCTACTGAATCAGCTTCGTCTGCTACTGCTGCTGCCGCTAGTGCTGCTGCCGCTGCTGCTTCTGCTGATAACTTTGATGATATATATCTGGGAGCAAAATCATCTGATCCTACAGTAGATAATGATGGAGATGCCTTGAATGCTGGTGATTTATACTTTAATACTACAAGTAATGTACTTAAATATTATGATGGATCTGCTTGGAACGCTATTGTGGCTGTTGATACCAGTGGATTTGCAACGAAAGGATTTGCGACAGCTATGTCTATCGCATTATAAAGGAGAAATAGATGGCACAAGACTTTGAAAGAAATTTTGCAAGTTCAATATCAAACTCATCTGGTTCACCAACTACATTAGTTACATCTAACAGTGATGATGCAATAGTATCAATTAGATGTGTTAATAAACATACAGCTTCAATTAATGTAACTGTATTAGTTAGTTCTGGTGGTACAGATTATTTTGTTATTAAAGATGCACCTGTATCTGTAGGTGGATCATTAGAACTTATAGATTCTGGGAGTAAAATTGTCATACAAAATGGTGACGTACTAAAAGCATATGCTGATACAGCTAGTGCTGTAGACGTACTAACATCATTTGTAGACGCAATTAGTACATAATGGCTTATATCGGAAATAGACCAGCAGATAAATATCAAACTCTACAGAAACAGAGTTTTACTACATCTGCTACTGACACCTATACACTTGATTATGCAGTAACAAATCCACAAGATTTGGCTCTGTTCATTAACAATGTAAGGCAGAATCCTAATGATGCCTACTCTGTTTCGAACACAACGCTAACTCTGTCGTCTTCAATTACTGGTTCAGATACTATGTATGCAGTGTTCTTAGGTAGAGCAGTAGAAACTGTAGCACCAGCATTATCTTCTGTAACAAATGATATGTTAGCTGGTTCTATTTCTAACGCTAAACTTGCTAACTCATCTATTACTTTAAATGGTAGTGCAGTATCACTGGGTGGTAGTGCTACGATTGGTGGTGGTCAGATTGGTCAAGCAATTCAAACTGTTGTAGCTGATAGTGTAGATGTCACATCAACCAGTGGTACATTTGCTGATATTTCTGGTTTCACTGCCAATATTACACCTTCAGCAACAGAT